GGCTCTGGCTCGGGAGCGGGGGCCGGCTGCGCCTTGTTCATGCTGACGAGCATGTTGGCGAGGGCAGGGTCGATCTCGATGAAGGAGCCGGCGCTAACCGACTCCCCCGAGACCATTACCGAGCGAAGGATCTCGATCCTCATGACGATCAGGTGCCGTAGCAGAAGGCGCCGGGCTGCTTGACCGCGAAGTCAACGTCCTGGAGGGCGATGATGCGGACGGTGCCGGCGGTGGAGCCGGCGTAAGGATCGACGGTGAGGTCGAGGCCGGACCACATGCCCACCACGAACTGGCTGAAGTCGCCGAACAGAGCGTCGTTGCTCTGCAGCTGGTTGCTCACGATCACCGGGTAGCCGTTGATCTGGTCGTCGGCGTAGACGAACTGAGCGGTTGAGGTGGCGGACTTTTCGGTGCTCTTCAGAGCGCCACGGGCAGCCGCGTTGACGATGTAGCGCAGAGCGCCAGCGTCAGCGTTGGCGGAGGCCACGTCGGTCTCCATGCCGATGTACTCGGCGAAGGTGCCGTAGGAGGTGATGGTTTGGCTGCCGATGCCGGTGGTGTTCGTCAGGCCGAGGGGCTGGTTGGAGGAGCCGGTGCCGTAGATGGCGGCGCGGTCCAGTTCCAGAGCGATGACCTTGGCCAGGTCAGAGCGGACCATCGATTCCACGTCGATGGAGGACTGGAGCAGCAGGCGGCGGCTGTAGTCCACGTAGGCGCCCACGGTCTTGGGCGTCATGTTCACCTGATCGATGGCCTGCTGGCTCTCGGTGGGCGAACCCGACTCACCGACCCAGTAGGCGGTGGCGGCGGAGCTTTGGCGAGGGATGCTGACGTTGCCTTGGAGGCCGCTCAGCATGGTCACGCCGGCCTGCATCATCGCCATGCGGTTGCGCAGGAGATCGATGAAGCTGCCGCTCAGCAGATCGGTGGAGACGAGGTTGCCGCCGGCGGTGGAGGTGCCCACCACGAGGTCGCGGCGCAGCACTTCGTTCGGGATGACGATGCCGTTGGAGGAGCGCTGATACTTCTCAGCGGCGGCCTTGCCGACTTCGATCTCGAAGGAAGCGGCTTCGCGGGCAGTGCGATCGCCGGGGTTGACGAGGTAGTTGAGGGCGCGGACGAAGGAGAAGCTGCGCACTTCCTTGTCGGTCATGCCGATGGAAGCGGAGGCGTCGTCGTGGATGCGGCCTTGGACTTCGACGCGGGTGCGTCCGATTTGGTTCAGCACGGCTTCACGGGCTTGGTCGATGGTGGCGTCGTCATTGATCAGGCGCTCAGCCAGATCGGTGCCGACTTGGTGCTGCTCGCACATGGCGCGGATGGTCGCAACCCGCTCACGCTCGGATTGCCGAGCGGCAGCTTGGACCTCCTGGACGTTGATGGCTTGTTCCATGGATGGAGGATTTTGGGGGGCGTCAGGTCCGCGCTCGGCGGTCTGTTTAGTTTCAAGTGTAGGGGTTGGTGCTTGAATCGCTTCTTGGGTTGTAAGTGGAGAGGTGGTGGGTTCGGTGTCGTCGTGTGCGCGGCCCAAGCCGACTGTCTGGTCGGCTGGCACGCTTACAGACGAGACTTCCAGAACGTTCCACTTGACTACTTGCATATCGCCGTTTTGTGCCTCGCGCACGTCGTTGATTTCGTATGCGAAGGAGACGTTGCGGACGATGCCGGCTTCGATGTCACGGCGGCGCTTGTATTCTTCGGTGCCCTTTTCAGTGGTGTTGGGGCTCCATTTCGTTTTGACGTAGAGGCGACGATCGGAGCCGAGCCAGGCCTTCTCGGCGACGCCGAGCACCACGTCGCGGTTGTGGTTCCAGAGCCAGGGGCCGCCGTCGTTCATGCGGTCGAGGTCCATGGCCCCGTCGTCGTGCATCAGCACCTCGCGGCCCCACCAACGCTCTACCGGCGCCTCGGAGCTGAAGCTGAAGGTGAGGCCCGTGTCGGTGCTTTCTTCGACTCGAAGACCCTGTGGGGCTTCGCGCCTAAGCACTTCTTTATTGATGGTCTTGAGGTCGAATGCGGAGTCCATGGACTTACCTGTGGCTGGCTCGAACGAAATGGGCTTGTAGTCGTGGTCGCTAAGCCACTTCTTAGCTTCACTTACTGTAAAGCGGGCAGCATCGAACCTTAGTGCTTGGAGGCGAACTGGGTCGTCGCCTTTGATTCCGTAGATGGAGTCAATGCCTTGGGCGAAGTCGTTGTTCTTGCGGCGGAAGCGATCGAATTGGGCAGGATCGAGCAGGCGTGCGGCGTGTTCGTTGGGATAAGGGCGCTGTTCTGAGCCGGAAGAGGCGGCGCGGTCATCGTCTTCGCTGTCGTCCGAAGGCTCGGCGAGAGGGTCAATTTTGCGCAACGTCGAAAACTTATGACCTACGAGAGTTTCGGTTTCGCTCCAGCCGTCCTGCTTAGGGCGGTAAATGCGGATGAGGGCGGCGGGGTCGTCGGCGCTGGCGTCGATGCTGAAGTCGCTGCCGGGGACGCCGAGGGTGCCGGTGCGCATGATGTGCTCGATGCGGCCACGGGCGGTGCCGCCGCTGGATTGCCAGGCCACGAAGTCGCCTTCACTCAGCTCGCCCGCTGCGGCGCGTTGATGGTTGCGTAGCAATTCGGCGGCATCACGGCGCACTTCGTCGGCAGAGGCAGTGGCGCGGCCTTCGGTGGAGGCGTCGGCCTGGGGGTTGAGCAGCTGCTCGGGGATGATCCAGAACTTGCAGGCGCCTTCAGGGGCGATGTCGCCGGCCACGACTTCACAGGCGCGAGGGCCTGCGTAGAAAACGCAGTTGGAGCACTGCATCCCTTCACCGGCGAAGGGGCTAGCAGGCATGTAATGAGCGCCATGAGCGCCAATGCCCTGATCGAACTGGCCAAGTTCATCGACAATTTCCTCCAAGGCTTCGTAGAGCGCAACTTGGGGAGCTGTAAGGTCTGGCGTCAGCTCGCGTTGCTGATTGGCGGTGGCGTCCATGACAGCCGTAGTTGTTGTGTTGTGCAGTCTATCTGTGGCGCTTTTTATGGTTTTGGCTTTGGCGTCGGCCCAGGTTTTGCCGGGATCGCCGCCCCAGGCGGCCCAGGCGACGCGGCCGGGTGATGGATAAGCGGGGCTGCCCGGTGAGTAGCCCTCGCCCTGTTTGTCCACTTCATGCCGAGCGAACCAGGCGGACATAAGCAGTACCACAGAAGGGCTGAGTTGCTTACCGCTGAGGATTTGGGTGGCGCGGCGGGCTGCTACAGAGGTGCCGCCTTTGCGGCCCTCGGCTTTCCAGGCTCGATACCGCTCGGCCTCTGCACGCATCCCCTTAGTGGGCATGAGGTTGATCTCGGTGCCGTTGACGTTGGCCATAAGCGGAAGCGCTAAGGGGCGATGGGGCGTGGGGGCTAAGGGGCAGTGGGGCGGCTTAGCGCTGCGGCTTAGCGCTGCGGCTTAGGTCGAGGCGGAGGTTGATGGGTTCGTCTTCGCCGTCGAGGTAGAGGGGTTCGATTTCGCGGCTAGGCGGAGGGGTAGAGGGGTCGCTGGGTGTGGGGGCAGCGCCGCTTAGACCGAGCTGTTGTTTGATCTCGTTCTCCTTACTAATTGTTGTCATGGTGTTCATGAAGTCGTTGCCGGTGTACTCCATGATTTGTTCGGCGTGCGTTTGGAGCTGCAGAGCGCGGCTCATCTCCATCGCCTTCATTTCCTTGGCGGGATCGACCCAGCTCCAAGCGCGGGCTTGCCAATGAGGGGCGTTGTAGCGCTCAGGGCGTGTCCACACATCGCCGAACATCGGCATGGGCAGCTCTGTAAGTGCTGCGGCCATGAGCCACTCTTCAAATACACGTTGGTGTACTTGTTGAATTAGGACTGACTGGATTACGCGCCAGTGGTCGCGGTCTTCGAGGATGCTGAGCCGTGAGGAGCTGTAGTTGGTGTCGGAGAAGTCGCGGCTGAGGGTCTCGTAGGAGCAGCCGTAGCCGGAGGCGAAGCGGCGGGCGAGGGTGCGAACCACTGCTTCGTACTGGCCGTCGTCAGGGCCGAAGTCGGGTGGGATGGCGGTTTCGCCGGGGAGGAGGAAGTTGTAGCTGCCGGGTTCGGTGTTCCAGAGGCGCTTGCTGTCCTCCAGGGCGGGGGTGCCGTCAGGGTTGGTGCTGCCGAAGGTTTCGGGCTCGGGGGTTTGGATCCAGCCGAGGCTGTTGGCCTGTACGCGCTTTCGCGTCCAGTGCGCCTCCTCGTACTTACCCAGGTTCCATGAAGTGGTGATGACTGGGGCGAACCAGGGAACTCCGCGTGTTTGGCCTACGCGATCGGGCATGTAGACGTGGATGAAGTCAGCCGCGTCGATAAACAGGTGCTTACCACCTACTTCGACCGGGTTGGCGAACTCCACATCACCAGGATGCTTACGCAAAATTGCGTAGCGCGTTGGCCTACCCCATTCATTCAGCTCAACACCCATGCGCCAATAGTGCTTAGGGCGGTCGCTGAGGCCGGTGTATTCGTCGTCGAGCTGATCGGATTCGATTAGTTCGAGGCTGAGGGGCACTTTGCTGCGGCCCATGGGCTGGCGGACCAGGCGGATGCCGATTTCGCCGGATTCAGGGAGAGCGCCGACGATGCTTAGCTCCATGCCGTGGAAGCTGAGGCGGCCGGTTACGTCGCAGGAATCGGCGCGGCACCAGCGATTCCAGGCGGCAAGGAGCGCAGCGTTGCGGCGTTCGTCCTTCTCCTGGCCGTCTGGGCGAAGGACTTGCGGCTGCATCTGGATGCCGCGTGCGCCTATGACGTTGATCTGGGTGGTGCGCTTGGCCTGGCGGGCGTAGGGGTTGTCGCGGACCAGGGCGCGGCTGCGGTTGCGCAGCGTTTTGAGGCTGCCCCTGATTTCGGCATCAGCGCTGGTGCCAGCAGCCAGGAAGTCGGCGGAGAAGCGGTTCCAGCGAGCGGCGTCGTAAGCGCGGCGACCTTGCCGCACTGTGGATAGTTGGCGGCGGAACCAAGTACGGATTCCCATGGCGGCTTAGTTGAAGCGGACGTAGAGGGAACGGCCGTCGCCACGCCCGTTGTTAAGGCTATTGGCCATACGATCGCGTGCAATCTCAGCTTTGAGTTGATCGCGCCATTGGATCAGCTGAGCCAGGTCGGCACGCTTGACCATGCGGCCGCCTGTTGGGGTGCCGATTCGATACTCTTGTGCACCCGAAATAAGCGTGCGAATTGCTTCTTCGACCGCCTGTAGGTCTGCTAGACGTTGCGCAGCTGGAGACGCCATCTGACTACTACGTTTCGTCTAAGTCTAGGTGGTAGGCGTTGCGTTGTTTTATAAGCTGCGGCGCCGCTTGGCCGCCACGCCGCTTGGCCGCTTGGCCGCCACGCCACTTAGCGGTCCAAAACGTTGAAGGCGGCGGAGGAGCGGGGGGTTTGGGTGGTGGGTTCGTCGGTGAGGGGGCGGAGTTTGCGCTCCAGCTGATCCCAGATGGTGCGGCGGTCGTAGAGCTGGTAGAGGCGGTGGAGGGAGGCGTAGGCGTAGACCAGTTCGTCGAGGGCTTCGTTGGGTTGGCTGCTCTTCTTTACCCAGACGCGCTGGGGGTAGCCGTTTTTGTAGCGCATCACCTGCTTTTCGGCGGTGAGTTCCTCGAAATAGTCGAGGGGTGTTTTGGAGTGGAAGTGGAGGTAGCCGGGGCCTGGCTCGTTGTGTTTTAGGCGGCCAAATAGGAGGGACTTGATGGCGTCGGAGCCTACGGGGAATACTTGGGCGCCTTTGCGTAGGGTTTGGCCTTTGTGATTGAGATCGACTTTGCTGGCCTTGCCTATTGGAGGTTTGCCCTTGGTGGACATACCTTTGATGGCGATGACGCCTTGAGCGGCGCGGTCACGGGCATAGGCGTAGACGGTGGCGGTGTGGTGGCCGCCAGAGTCGATTGCGCACACGCTTACACGTAAGTCAACGCCGTCTTCGCTTAGGAATGGGCGTGCTAATACCTCGTCGAGCTGTTTCCATACGTCGGGGCGGGAGGGGTCGCCGTAGAGCTTGCTGCGATCGATAAGCCAGGCTTCTTCTTCGCGGCCCCAGGCCCAGACGCTGAGGCTAAGGCGGTCGTCTTGGCAGTCGCAGCCGATCGTGAGCGCCAGGGCAGAGGAGGGGACGATAAGCGCCTCGTAGGTCTCCTTGGCGGCGCGTTCCAGCAGAGCGGTAGCGCCGACCTTAGAGGCGTATTCGTCTTCCCAGACCTCACCTAGGACGGTGTTTACGAAGGTTTTTAGCTGCTCAGCGTCGTTCTTGGATTCTAAGAACTCTTCAACCAAATTAGACCAGGAGGCGTTGGGAGAATAGGAATAGGCGGCCCAAATGTGGAAACTTACGTGCTTACCGTTGCCTGGGATTGTGGGGCGCCATTCGCCGCGTTCTACCATCCAGCGCTTTTTAGAGTGGGGGATGAGTTCGGTACAGGATTCGCACTTGTAGGCGGCTGTAGAGGGGTCGTTGTCGGTCCAGGTCATCTGGGCCCAGCGGAGGTACTGCATGTGGTTGCAGTGGGGGCAGGGCACGAAGTAGCGACGCTGGTCGCCCTGGGCGAATAGGCGCTCGATCCGGCTGAAGTCCTTGATGGTGGGGGTGGAGCCGGCGACGATTTTGCGGTTCCAGTAGTACTCGGTTCGGCGGATGCCGAGTTTGATTTGGTCGCCTTCGGTGCCGGCTGAGGGTGGGTAGCCGTCTGTTTCGTCGAAGAGGACGACGCGGCGGCTTACACGGCGGAAGCCGCGTGGGGAGTTGGCACCGACGAGGCTGAGCGTGCCGCCCGGAAACTGCTTTTGCAGGATCGTGTTGGCGCCGTCCTTAGCCTTAGCGTCGCTGACAAGGCCGGCTAGGCAGGGGGTGTCGCGCAGCATGGGCGCGATTTCTTCCTTGGAATAGCCCTGCGCATCTTCGATGGTGGGTTGCACCAACATCAGTGGACAGGGGTCTTGGTGGATGTGATAGGCGATGACGTGGTTAAGGATTTTGCTGTAGCCGACTCGCGCCGACTTCATAAGCGATATTTGTTCAATTAGCGGATCGCTTATGGCATCCATGATTCCCTTTTGATAGGGGAGGGTGTGCCAGCGGCCGCCCTCTGCGCTGCTTTCGACGCTGAGGTAGGCGTAGGTGTCGGCCCATTCGCTGAGGGTGAGGCGGCGTGGGGGTTTGAAGGCGCTAAATGCCGCGCTTTCCAGGCGAGCGATACTGCTAAGGGGCGTGGTTACCATGTGCGGCGGCTTAGGCATCGGATGTAGCAGCTAGGTCTTCGAGCGTTTCTCTTACGATGTCGTCCAAGAGGCCTATGGCGTCTGTGTCGAGGTCGGGGATGCGCTGTTTGGCCTTTGTTGGGATACCCAAAATCTTAGTGCGAGCCATAGTGATAATTTCAACCCATTTGGCCTCAACTTCCTCGGCTTTTACGAGAATTTGCTCTTTTTGTTTGCGTTCTAGCTCTAATAGTTCGGCTTTTAGGTGCTCTGTACGGGCACGAGATACGTCGTAATCGGGTATGTCTTCGGTGGTGCGTGCCAGGTTGAGATCTACTGCAGAGGCCTCGCCCGATTCCGCTTGCTGTTCGCGGCGCTGCGCTGGGGTGAGTTCCCCAGGACGCTTAGGGGTGCGCTCGGTCGTTCCAGCAGGGGGCTTAGGGCCGCGGCCGATGCGTTTTTGGGTGTTGCGTTGCCACTCCTCACGCATGGTGGTGGAGTTGATGAGTTCTCGGCCGTCTCCTGTGCGTACTACAGATAAGCGGTTTGTACGAATTGCTGCGTAGACCGCTTCTTTGGTAACGCCGAGGGCTCGTGCAGCGTCTGCCTTTGAGATCAGTGCCATGTTTCTGATTGTAGCGTTGTTTGTAGGACATAGCTAGGAGTTCGTGCTACTATGCCCGGTTTTGCGTTTTTACGGGTAGGGGTAGGTGTGTCTTTACGTCTAGCGAAACAACTTTTGAACGTTGTGCCTAGGAATAATTTGCGCTCCGAAACCCCT